TTGTTCTTGGTATTGATCGTTCCAAAATGAGACTCTATGATGTTGAACAAAGTGCTCAAAACATTACAGACGGACCAGTGATGGACAAAGGCAAGTTCATGGAGGAAGAAAATGAACGACACAAACCAAGAGGTAAATTTGACAGAAGCAAATTTGACGGATTCAAGTGACAAAGAATTTAGATTATCAATGGCAGATGACATCTGGATGAAGGTAAAAGGTATTCCTGTTCCTGATTGTTATTCAGAGGAAGATCGTCTAAAAATATTCGAGCGTTACTATCATCGTGCAGTAGCAATGTCACAAGGAGAATAATATGATTGTTTGTTCTTGTAATTATATTGATACTGTTGACATAAAGGCAGTTCTGAACTATGGAACAGAACCTAATGTAGAACAGGTTCTCAATATGCTTGCTTGGACTCCTGAATGTTCCTATTGTAGAGAGTTGATTACTGGTGAAATTCATAAATGCATCAAGGAGATGACTGATGGTTGATTATAAGGTTGTGAAAGATAATTTTGGATATAATGTTGTAGAGAATAAGACCGATCAGATCATCAAAGTGTTTGAGCAACAGGCAGATGCTAAGAAACTGATGAAACATTTGAACCTTGGTGGCGGTTTTGCTGGTTTTACACCAAATTTTTTTACAAAAAAGGTCAGTTCGCCTTAATTTAAACCTAAATAATATTAGCAAAAATATGTAGTCCACATTGTGGAAGCGGCACGAGCCAACATAGAAGGGGCAACGGAATAGTCAGGAGCAAACGGTGGGGTTCCGCCTGACCATATTTTTGTTAGACGAGTTCGGGGGAGCAGGAAACTGCTCCCCTTTTTTGTTATTATAAATATGATAAAATGTTTATTTAAAAGGGAACGCCATGCTAGGATTCGGAGAATATTTAATTGAACGTGTGGTTTCTGGTAAAAAACCAAAAACAAAGAAACCAAAAAAACCAAATTATAATGAAATAATGGGTAGAGTATATGAACGTGCTACTGCATTGGGCGTTCATAATGGTACTGGCGCTAAATCTAATAGAGATAAAGAATATCTTGGTAAAATCGAAGAATTGAAACGTCAGCAAGAAGAAGATATAGGAAAATTACCAGATAATATTAGAGATTCTGCTTTAAAATCTGCAGATAATTCTGTCAGAGCATATCTGGAAAGTCTACAAAAAAACCATGGTGTTAATTTAAATGATATCACAGAAGTTCATCACACCAGTAAAGGCATTGATGATTTATTGGGGAGACAAGTCTCAAGAAGAGATAATCCTCATGATATCGCTGTCAGAATAGGTAAAGCAGGTCAAGAAGGTTCTTATATACATGGTGCTTCTCTCAAAAAAACTCAGGGGACGCTAGGAAATAATCCCCATGGACAATTTTCATCTCAAGGTAAAACTACTGGCATTGGTGCTGAAACGAGTGATATTTGGAAAAGAGGATTAGAAAAAGCTGGTTTGTCTGGATTGACTGCAGAACAAATTAAAGAGAGACAAGAAGAAGAACCTTTAAAGAAAGTATATAGAGATACACAACAGGAAGTAATTAAACATCATACAGATAGTTTTAATGCTGCTACACCAGAACAGCAAAGAGAGCATCTTAAATATTTAATGAAAATGAATTATGATAAAGAAGCTCCTATGGATTACGTTAATGGAGAAAAAGGATATTCTATTCCTGTAGATGATATGGAACATAGTAAAGCTGTAAATAATTCTTCAAAGTTTGCTGCAGTTTCTAGAGGAACAACTACTCATGTTTATGACGATCAGGGTAGACATTTATTGACAGTTGAACATAGAGCGACGCATGGACCATTTGTTTCTATGCAAGCTAATGCAAAATTAGGTAGTTTGAAAGTTCCTACTGGTGAAACTCCTGAAAAAACTCCTAGAAAAACTAGAGGTCATAAATTAGCAGATCCAGAAGCATCTGCTTCTGCTGCATCTGTACAACCATTAAGGGTTAAAAAGTTATTATCAGGTTTCAGAACTCCTGTTTCTCCTCAAGAAAGAAGAGTTCCTCAGACAGGTTCTGCAGTTCAATCCATACCTGCTCCTAAAGTAAGTATGAGAACATCAACAGATGGTTGGCCAGAACATATGTATCAAGCTCATAAAGATCGTTCGATCGGTGGACATCAGGATTCAGGACAATGAGAGTAGATTTCAAAACATTCTTAGCAGAACAAGAAGCTGCTCCAGCAGGTAAACCACTAAAGCATCTTAGACATATTGAAGATTATGTTATTCATCATGGTCATGAAGGCGTTTCAATTGCTGACGAACATCTTCGTGGGTTACATGATTTCTTGTTAGGTAAAAAAAGTAGCATTCAGGCTACAGAAAAGCATGACGGATCTCCTTCTGTAGTTTATGGAATACATCCGCAGACAGGTCAATTTTTCGTAGCATCAAAATCTGCTTTCAATAAAGAACCAAAGATCAATTACACTGATGAAGATATTGAACGTAATCATGGGCACGCTCCTGGATTAGTCGAAAAACTAAAAGCAGCTTTAAAACATTTACCTGGAATTATGCCAAGACAAGGCGGAGTGTTCCAAGCTGATCTTATGGGAACAAAGAAAGATGCAGTCAAAAAAGGCGGCATGACTTCTCAAACCCCAAACACTCTGACAATGTCAGCTCCTTCTAATTCACCAGAAGGAAGAAATTTAACAAAAGAACTTAGCGTCGTAACTCATACACAATATAAAGGTCGTGGTGGGTTAGAAAATATGTCAGCGGAGCCTCTTGATCCTAAGACACGTGCTACGTTTAAAGAACACCCTGACGTTAATCATATTGATCCAACAATGGATCCGAATCCTTCTAATTATACTCCAGAAGAACAAAAAGCATTCCATAATCATATGGAAAAGGCTAAAAGAATTTATTCTTCTATGAAACCAGAATCAATGGATGCGCTTGCTGGGCACGGCGAAAACCTAGAAGCTCATATTAACAATATGATTAAGACTGGTGGTTCGCCATCATCTCAAGGTTATATTGATCATCTAACTGCTCGTCACCAGAAAGATTTAGAGAAAGTTAAAACTGAAGCTGCAAAACAAAAAAGAATACAGGCTCATGCGGCTGTCATTGATCACATTTCCAGAAACAGAGAACATTTTGACAAAGCGTTAGAACTTCATAGACATCTTCAGAATGCTAAGAACGTATTAGTTGGCGTTGCAAACAAAAACAATAGATACCAATTCAGTGTAGCTGGAGAACCAACAGGTTCAGAGGGAACAGCATTGTTTGATAAAAAAGGCAACGCATCAAAAGCCGTTTCGAGAACAGAATTTTCTAGATTGAATTTCTTGAAAAATGGAGTTAAGAAAACACAAGTGGACACAGCAAATGCACAACTTCAATAAATATTTTCTAACAGAAGCTAATAAAAAAATTATGGTATCAACTTTTGTTAGACAAAATCCACAGACAGTAGCTCATCAAGGTCTTAATAATCATGTTCATCAATTGGCAACAGATCTAGATGCTAATCATGAAGTTATTTTATCCCATTCTCAAGACAATGAGAAAAATCCATTATCACCTGAACAAAAATTAAGACATGCTAGGATTGCAAATCCAGGCGTCAATTTTTCAACTTCTTCACCAGAAGCTCCATCTTTATTACATCAATTGTCTAGATTTCATGATCAAGGCGTTAAAGATTTACATTTAGTTTTTGGCGGCGATAGACTAAAACCAGGTGGATTTGCAGACACAGTAAGAAAATATAATGGTGTTGAAGGTAAACATGGTTATTATAATTTCGATAATATAACATTTCATAATCATGGAGACAGAGATCCAGACGCCGAGGGTATTGAGGGCGTGTCAGGAACTAAACAAAGAATGCATGCTATGAATAACGATTTTGATTCTTTCAGAGTAGGCGCACCAAGTACTATGAACGACGAACAGGCCATGGCTCTTATGAATGATATTCGTAAAGGAATGATGACACCAAAACCAGAAACTCCAGAAAAACCAAAGAAACCAAAAGCAAACAAATTGAAAGAAGAAACTATCTCTGGTGGGGATGCAGTTCGTGGATTTGGTGACGTTTCTGGAAATCCTGCAATTCAAGATAATCCATTACAACAATATATTAACACCAATGCATTGGCTTTAGATAAACAAAATGGTGCTCTGTTAAGAATAATGAGACAATCTCAACATAATATTGTAGGTTTCAAAGAATTTAAACCTAACACAAGAGATAAATCTATTGAATATCATGAAGATGATGAAAACGCCGACCCTCTTCTTAGAGATAAAATGAGAAGCAGGAACAGAGGTGGTAGAGCAATAAGAACCAACGAAATATAAATAACCAGTCAGTGTAAGTATAGGCTACGGCAGACCTTACAATAAAGGAAAACCCAAGGGGAACTCCAGATATGAAAAGATTTAACACATTTGAAACTCAGCTAGAGTCTGCCGTAGACCTATCAGACAAAGCAAAACTATCCCTTTATAAAAAATCCTCAAATTCAGGCATATCCGTAGATGTACTAGAAGAAGTATATCACAGAGGATATAGTATCTGGAATGAATCATTTGGCGGTACAGCAGATTCATTTGCATTTGACAGAGTAAATTCATTTATTGCTGGTGGATTCGCAGCAGAATTAGATGATGATCTATTAGAAAAACGTGGATTGTGGGATAATATACATGCCAAAAGAGCAAGAATTAAGGCAGGATCTGGTGAACGTATGCGTAAACCAGGTTCAGAAGGCGCTCCAACAGATGCAGCACTAAAAGCATCACAAAATGAAGATGCTGATCCATGTTGGAAAAATTACAAACAAGTTGGTATGAAAATGAAGGGTGGACGCAAGGTTCCTAACTGCGTTCCTGTAAAAGAAGAAGAAATTGAAGAAGGCAAGATCAAAGATAAACTTCAAAAAGTTGCTAAAGTAGGTGCATTAGTAGGAGCATTAGGTGCACATGCTGGTAAAGTGTATGATGTTGGTAATGTTGCCACTCATAGCGATGACCCAGGAATGGCAGCAGCAACAATAGCAGCATATGCTCATCCTGCTTCTAGAGTGTTACAAGCAGCACCATCCATATTAAAAGTAGATAAAGCAGGTAAAGGCGAAGACGAATTCGCAAGACAAAAGAAATACGCAAAGAAAACAGTCAAAGAAGGCGATGCTGAGAAACATTCTAAGAATCCAGACAATCCAATGTCAAGATTTGATGCATCTAAAGAGTTAGTAATGAATTATACCAAGAGTACACCAGGTGCAGAAACACCTGCTCATTTGATTAAAAGAGTTGTTCGCGAATGTCTTGAAGAAGGTGATGTAATCAGAACAAAACTTGCGACCAAAAATCTGCAGAAACGTGGTATAGAAGGTCCGCATAAAATAGGTGTTAATGATTTTGAACGTGCTTGGGCGACTAGTAAAATGCCAAAAAGCACTGATGATAAACATTATGTTGCTTATCATGGAGATACTGCTCGTTTTATGTCAGACCCATCAAAAGGTAAACATGTTGATATCAAAGGCGGATCTATTCAATCTTTGATTATTGACCCTACTGGATCTAAGTCAGGAATACGTAAAGGCATATATTCTTATGGTGATAAAGTTAAAACTTCTGTTGTAAAAAATAAAACTACAAAGAAAACTGGTAACGTTGTTAAAATTAAAGAAATTGTTAAAGAAGCAACTTTTCAGGGCAAAACAGTTTCACTTAACAAACCAATGAAGGGTGATGTTAAGAAATCAAAAGTATTCGTTGATCCTGATGGTGATGGTAAAGCACAGAAGGTAAATTTCGGTGATAAGAACATGTCAATTAAAAAAGATCAACCAGGTCGTAAGAAATCATATTGTGCCAGATCAGGTGGAATAAAGGGAACCAGCGACAAGACCAGTGCAAACTATTGGTCAAGAAAAGCATGGGATTGCTAATATGAACAAAGAATTGATTGACAAAATGAAAGTGGCACTGGCAGATTCATATGCTTTTGCATTAAAAGCACAAAATTATCACTGGAACGTAGAAGGTCCAGACTTCAGTCAATATCATTCTTTTTTTGGCAGTTTGTATGATGAAGTTTTTGATGCTGTTGATGGTATTGCTGAAAGTCTTAGAACATTAGATGCATATGCGCCAGCATCTTTTACTAGATTTAAAGAACTAGCAGAAATTGAAGATGAATTACTTATTCGTCAACCAATGGATATGTTCAAACAACTATCTGCTGACAATATTAAAGTTTTAGAGTCATTAACTGCTTCTTATCTACAGGCAGAGAAAGATAAAAAATTTGGTATTTCTAATTTTCTACAGGATAGAATTACTGCTCATGAAAAACATGGATGGATGATCCGTTCACACATAAAGGCACAGAAATGAAAAGTCTAGAACATATCATTAGAGACGTAGTTTCTGGAAAAAATACAGAAGAAACATGTAATGAAAGTCTCAAGTCAACTATAGTAAAAAATATTACAAAAACTATTACAAAAACTGCTCCAACAGCAGATGACATTTTATCCAAAATGAAAATGGCACCATCTGCACCATCTACTACTGGAAAAGAATTAGTTCCTTATGTTAAAAAAGAAGTAGAAGTTGCTAAAAAAGCAGAAAATTTACCAGCTGTAACTAAACCTGCAGAAAAAACTACCAAAGAACAATTGCCTGCAGTTGTAAAAAATCAACCTGAAACTAAAACAGCAACGAAATCTGAAGTAGCAACAAAAACTGATACCAAAACAAAGACAAAAGATAATAATGCTGTTGTCACTGACGTAGCAACTGCTACTAAGTCTCCAAAATTACCAGTCATAGCAACTGCAACTAAAACTGCTCCTGTACAAAATCCAGTAGTAGCAACTGGAACTAAGACTGCTCCTGCTACTGCAGTTACTACTCCAACTAAAACTGCTCCTGCTACTGCAATTGGAGCAAAAGGTCCTACTAAACCACCAGCAGGTTTGGGAAAACTTGCAGGAATGGTTATGCCAAAACTTGGATCAGGAACAGGAACAGCAATTGACCCTCGACATAGATGGAGTGAACACAGACCGATACCCGCTGAAGCTAATAAAGCAATGAAACACAAAGAAAATAAAATAAATGAAGAAGAGTCGAAGGGAACTATGCTACGTAGAAAAGTAGTAAACGTAGGTAGACCAGACACTGCTCCATCTAATTTTGATCCTAGATCAAAACTTTCTAAACAGAGTGAAATCAAAACTAAAATTATTGATGAAGCGAAAAAGATTGCAGGAATTGTAAAAGATACTGTTAAAGAAAAGAAAATGCAAGACAATGATCCTGTTATTAATGGTGGAAAGACAGTAGTTTATCCACAAGTCATTATAAATCCACCTATTAAACATCCAGATAATAATAGAGATACATGAGGGAAGAAATGTCAGATAAACCAAAAACAATTCAAGAGGCTCTTGCTGAAGTTCAGAGACATGTAAATGAACAAAGAATTGCTGAAATTAAAAAACAATGGGAACAAGTTGAAGAAGGAACTGCATTAGTTCCTTATGTTGGCGTAAAACAAACTGACTGGAGAACTGTCACCCCTCCTTCTCCCCCACCAGCCGCTGCTCCATCAACAGGCGGAGCATTGTCAAAAGTTGGCGGAGCTTTAAAAGCAGTAGGAAGAGTTGCAGGACCTATAGCAACCGCTGCTAGTGTTACTGATATGGCAGGTTCTCTTGCTACTGGCACAGAAACAGGAA